TTTGACTAAATATTAAGCCAACGGTTAAGTCTATTAGCAATCCACGCAAACACCTCTCCGCTCCTATTGGACGACGTGAAAAGTTAAGTGGTAGTAAGGTACAGGTGCAGTTGCACCCGAGGCCTGCTTGGCAAGATGATGGCTGTTGGCCCAATTGTAGTCAATGTCCGGCACTCCGGTAGGTTTCCGCGTTTTCTGAATTCAAACGCGGTGCGGCAATTTAGGGGTCAAAGAAAATAACCTACTTCAAGAAACAGAGACAACGAACAATGCTTTCCGTAACCGATATGCTCGCTTCTACGTACCTTGTGGCGACAAGCAGTACTATGCGCCACAACCCAAAATACTCTGGCAATTTCCAGTTCTTGCATGACAAGAATTTGGATTATGCCACCCTTGTCGTGGAGGCCACTTTGGCACTCTACTGGCAATTTCGAGCATCAACGAGCACTGCTTCGTTGCTCAGTGCTGTGTGTTCGTTCTATCATGCAGTCTCCGGTTGCTCAGTCACCGGTTCTGCACTGCGGTTGATACACAGTCTCGTGGTCGAAATCAAGAGCTATTTACCGTGGCACCAGAGTGGTACGGGATGGATTGATGTTCTCGACGATTTGTACAAGAACACAAAACGTGTTGTCAAATCCGCCTTGGGAGACAAGATCGTTAAGGTCTTCAATCACGTCGTAGCTCTCGCCATGTACAAGAAAGCCGGCATTGAGCTCGATCCCGTCCTTTTCGGGGAAATCGAAAAGAAGCGTATTCGTCCTACCATTTGGGATGTTGCTTCTTTTGCCGATGCTATCACCGGACTTGTACTCTTTCTGTGCAAGGCCGGACGTCAGGCACTGGCCACAGGTAGCGTTGAGTGTTTCTTCATCGATGAGGGCGTTCTGTCGGACTGGGTTGAGAAAGCTTCTAGGCTTCGGAAAGACTATGAGTTCACAGGCAACCCAGCCGCTGTTGGCATGGCCCTCCCAGCCTACATCAAGGATGTGAAGGAGTGCATCGAAACTGGTAAACAGCTTCAGAAGCACTTCCGAAAGGGTAGAGAGTCAACCATGTTGCTCAACATCATCCTGGAGCTGGAAACAGTGCTTAAGCGCTTGGACCTGTCGCTCATGGCCAGCTCGTTTAGGCGAGCTCCCATTGGCATCTTCTTATACGGTGGTGCTGGTGTGGCCAAGTCCCATATCGCCCTTGGCCTGTTCAACCACTATTGCGCAATCCGAGGCATTGACAAGGAGTGTGCCACCATGTGGACGAGGAC